CCTTCCTCTCCACGAAAAAATGCCATGATTTAAAGAAAATTTAACTTATACGATTATATTACCGTGAAATAGGGTTTTTTACAGTTATTTCTTTTTCTTTCTACGTGTATGTTGATAACCAATTCTCTTGCTGCTTGTTTTTTCTCTTTTAAACCTCGCTTTCTCCGCTGGACTCATCTCTTTTGTTGTCTTAGGTGTCTTACTTGATACACGTTTAGTAGGACGACAGGCAGGGTATCCTCTTTTCTCTCCTTTCTGACGACCACAAGGCTTCCCAGTCTTAACATCAACCCAGTTTTCTTCCAACCAACGAGTCAAACCACCTTTAACTTTTCTTGGTTTACTTTTTTTTCTTGCTTGTGGCACGTTTTTTACCTTTAGTTTTTGTTTTAGGTTTATTAACAACTGTATAACCTCCTCCACGCTTTTGATATTCTCTGACAACCCACATATTTGCATAAGCAGAAGGATAGACAGGAAATTTACGTTTAGCTGCTGCTATAACACGATTATAGAGTTTTTCATCAGTTGGTTTATTAACTTTTGGCATGATCACATTTTACAAGAACAGCGTTTCTTGCCGCCTTTTTTCTTCTTTTTTTTCTTTTTTGTTGTTGACATTCCGTAGGCCATAAGCAAAAAGGTATCTTAGTATATTCTAAACGAAGTTTGGCCCAGTGTCTCAGGTTTTGCCAAGTTAAACTGCTGTAGACAAAGATAACCAAAAGCATCAAACGCATGATCCACACCCAGATTCTTGTTAGGTAAACCTGTATTAGGTGCATAAGTTAATGTCCTAAGTGCTTTTATCAATTCTTTACAACGAGGATGTATAAGCGTTCTCCTTTCACCATTAGCGTCAAACAGGGCAGTATTAACAGCAGTAATCTTATCTCTGATCTTCCAAGGGCTTTTAGGACTCATAACAGTAAATCCATTACGTCTTAAGATCGTATGATCCGTTACACCAACACCTGATGTCTTTCTTGCACTACCCGTGGGGTCTGGACAGGCAATAACTCTACGATCAACTCCATATCTTCTCACAACCTCTTCTGCAAAGTCCCATGTAGTAGCACCTCCTGTAAGCATAATCTCATCAAAAACGTAAAGCGTGTCATTATGCTTTACCGCACAGATCCCCGCCATAGGGTCTACGTTAAAATCCAGACCAATTAACAAAGGAAGCATTGATAAGTCTTTCGATTCCTTATCAATATTCTCATCAGCAAAGCTTACCGCCACCAATCCAGTTAGATTCTCAAAACTTGCCTCAAATTCCTGCCTGAAAGTCCTTGCATCTAATTGCCCCCTGGCTGCCTCAACCTCTTCTTTCGCTACATTACCCCCCTCTATTGTAGTAAAACTCCACCTTTGCCAATCATCCCATTCGTTTTCTCCACAAAAGCACCACATATCATAAAACCAACTGGCAGTTCCATCCGGAGTAGAAATAAACAGTGCCCACCCCTGCTTATCAGCCAACGCAGGTCTTATTACCTCCGCCCATACATCTCTATCCATAAATGCTGCCTCATCCAACACAACACCAGCCAAGCTTCTACCTCTCAATGCCATCGCATTTTCAGTTCCCTTCAACTCAATACTCGATCCATTTATTAAATCCAGTCTCAGATCTGTCTCATTTTTACTCTGAACCCATGTCCTCGGTGTTAATCTCTTCAACTCCTTCCACGCAATGTCCTTAGCCATCCTATAAGTCGGTGCACAATAGAAATAAACCTCCCCTGGTCGACTAATGGCACCTCGTAGTAGTTCAATACAAGAAAGATATGACTTACCAAACCTTCTACCAGCCACCAGCACCCTAAATCTCTTATCACTATTAAATACTTCTCCCTGTGCGTACCTCAAACTTATCTCATTCTTCATTTCTCCACTCACAACCATTAATTTAACAAAAAATACAACTCATACCCCCTATTTATAGCCTATTTACATACTTTTAAGTTATCATTCACTTAAATACACCTAAAATCCCGTGGTTTCATCTACATTTCCTGCCGATCAACCATTAGATAATAATCCTCCTAAACGTAAATTTAAATTCGTTGCTCGTTCTTCCGCACAAAACGTACAACTTCGCTCTCAACGCCTATATTCTCGCCAGCTAGAAGGTAAAACAACAAGAGCTCTAGTTCTAGAACACTCAAAAATTGAAGGCATATCTGAAGTAACAGCCTGGCAAGACTGGAAAAAAGTTAAACAATGGAATAAAGAAGACTGGGAAAAAGATAGAGAAACTCTCCTTCCCAGGCTCCAAGCAATGCGTATCCGACTCTTCAATAAAGCAGTCAAAAAAGGTCAGCTTCAAACCGCAGCTCAAATTCTCGACTCCCTCGGTAAAGTAATAGGTGAATCCGTAGAAACAGTTAACATTCAAGCTCCTGAACTCTCAATTAAGGTTGAACCAAAAAATTAATCGGAATATATTTATGGTACCCGTGTGTGTATATAGCAGCAAAAAATTTGCAACCCTGCCCCTAGCTAGAGCTACAAATTTGATTAGATTCTAAGCGGCCTGGAAGCGGCCACAATAGGCTTTATTTCTTGATAGGTAACTCAGGGTTACAAGCATCAACAAATGACCAAAGCTCTTTGCAGGTATTATTTAATAAATCTTGCCTGCTATTGCGTCTAAAATAACCATTGTATTCTAGTTGCCTGTAATTAGCTTCTAGTGTTTTTTTGATTTCCTGGAGACTTGTAGAGGGTTCGATCTTGTTAAGAATTGCAGTAAGTTCCTTTGCGTATTCACTAGCTAAAAATTCTTTGATAGTCATAATTTTAACTCCTAGTAACTAAAATTTTTGTTTAAATCTTTTAGTCTTCTTTCACTATTTTTAATAACTTGAATATCATTAATTTTAATAGCTTCATTTAATTCTAGCTCTAGTTGTGACTTCCATAACTGATAGAAACTAATTTCAGAGCTAGTAAGATTTGGTGCTAATTTCATTTGTAAGATTTTAACTATATTCAATATAGCATATTTATATTACTATTGTGTATTATTTACAATTCTTAATAATGATATAAAATATTGTTTATACGTGGTACAATAATAATTAAGCATAGCTGTCTCTAATTTATTTACTACCTAATACTACTTTCAATATTGAGCACACTTTATTCTCAAATTATAGAAACAGTATTCAGTAATTTATATTTCAAGAGTATAGTTAAGCAATCATTAATCAAATCTTACAAACCCTTTTAATCATGACAAGATTATTTTTAGCAATTGTTATCTGCATGCTCGGTGCAAGTTTGTTTAACGATCATCCGTTAAAGAATGTTGAGATAGAGAGAGACCAGGAAACAAGAAGTGTAGTTAATAGGATTTAAAAATATGAGATTAATGACAGACAGAGAGAGAACATTATTTGATTCTTATGTAAGGGTTAGTGATGACAACTCAAAATTATTTCAAGAAAATTTGAAATTAAAAGATGAAATAAAAAAATTAAAATTGAGAATAGAAAATGATTATAAATTGTATAGGTTGCAGTTAGAACGAGTAAAAGTTAATTGATTAATTCTTTTTAGGTAGTTTTTGGACTACCTAGAAAAAATTAATTATTAATTTAATTAATTTAAAAAACCTCAAATCTTATTAAAAAAATTTATTATGTCAGCTCATTTGACCGATCAAGATTGTATTAATGCACTTGCTACATTTTGGTATGAATACCACAAAACGCCAGGTAATGAAAGCCCACAAAATGCACTAGAAAGAGCATTTGTTATTGCTAAAGAAGAAATTTCTTTAAAAGAGGATTATTTTGAGAATCACAATGAATTAAGGTATAGAGCAATTAAATTAATTGAAGCTCAACAGGATGTATATAAAGGATTAGCAAGTTGTAGAGTTATATATGATATTTTACTCAATGAAAACATAAGAAGTTTGCAAGCAAGATATCCTAACGATATAAAAGAAAAAAATGAAAATCGTATCTGGTATCATGAATATGATTTCAAGAAGTCATCAACAGTGGTTAAGTGGGTATCTGACAGAGATCCAAAAGGGCTTTTGATGTTATGGCAGATGTTAAAGGGTTGGGAATATCAAAGTTGTGAACATTTTGAATTTCAAAATAGTGTAGCTTATCAAATTAGACAGCAAATACAAAATGGAATATTGAATATACTACAAAAGAAATTCTGTGTTAATGATGAAGATAATGTCTGGACTAGTTGGGAAGATCCACAACTTGACAGTCATATAGTTTGTATAAGTGATATGTTTTAATAATTATGAAACAACTAGAACTAGATTTAATAGGTTATTCAAATTTACATTTTTACGACTGTATGTCTTTATATTTTGATAATAAAATTACATATAAAAAGTTTTTATATTTAATAGGTTATTGAAATAATAAGAGACTGTAAAAAGTCTCTTTTTTTATGTTTTATTAACAAATAACTTGCAATATAAACTAATATAATGGTAGCATATAGCTATAACAATTCAATTCAATTCAATTCAAATCTTATTAATCATGAATGAATCATTAAAGGCCGATATTAAAGGCCAAAAATCAAAACTAACAAAATCTTATTTAGAAACAAGTTTTAATGTGCCCTTAACTGGTCAACAAATAAGCGAAATTAATTTTTATAGATCATATTTTAAATTAAATAATCCTAGTTATTTTGATATAACATCATCTAATTATGAACAGGATTTCATAGATGATTGGGAAATAGTAGACAATATTTTAAAAAAACCTATGAAAACTTATGAAAGTAATTTTATTTAAAAAGGTAATTAATTATGAAATTAAATCAAAAACCAAAAACCATGAATGAATCTAACAAAGAAGAAATTTATTCTAAGATTTTAGATTCAATATTAAATTTACTTATATGGAATAATGAATTACCAGAATATATAGGTAATTTAGAAATAAGACTAAACAAGAAAGAAATAAAAAGATTTCAAAAGAGATATAAAAATATTATTTGGTATATACAAAATAAAAAACTATGGAGTGAATCATGAATTGGACGTTAAAAGCTAATCAAAAGTACTGGAATAAAGCATATC